ATCACATGCCAGAAACATATAAAAGTTTTGGAACAATTTTAGGTACTACAGCAGCAACTTCAATTTATGCAGGTGTTACTGGAACCGCATTAGTAAATGCTGTTAATGTTAGCAATGTTAATGCAAATGCATCAACAACAATAACTGTAGAAATGTTAAAGGGATCGACTGCTTATTCAGTTATAAGTAATGTCTACATTAATCCAGGAACATCATTACAGGTATTGGATGCTCCATTGGTTTTAGAATCTGGTAACACGCTCAGAGCAACATCAGGTTTAACAGGATATTTTCATACCTTGGTTTCTGTACTTGAAATAACTTAATAAAAGGAAATAATATGGCACTTGAAAAATCAATAACTTTAGATAATGGATATGAAGCAAACTATTGGGTTGTAAATAATGTTGAAATTTATAAAAATACAAATACACAAATTAGTGTATTGCTCTATCTAAATGAACAAACTAAACAAGATGGTAAACGAAATGTCTATGCAAAAGGATATAGTGTTTCGGGTGAAGCATGGGACACTTATTTTGCCAATAGTGTCTTGGATACTGCAAACCCATTTAAGTCTGCATATGATTATCTCAAAACACTTGATGAGTTTCAAGGTGCAATAGATGTTTGACATCTGAATATTGTATGATATAATACTCGCATGTTCTTAGACTACTTCAAAGTTTCTCCAAATATTCCAGATCCAAACTTTCAGACCAAAATGGCTGCGTGTTTTGACCTTGCCGCATATATTCCAGCAAATGAAAAAGTAAAAATTTATGATGGAAAAAAGGAAAATTTGTTTCTTCCAGACCATGATGGAGAAAAGGGTCAAGATTACATTACTCTGATGCCTTCTGAAAGGGCTCTAATTCGTACAGGCTTGACTTTTAACGTGCCCCAAGGATATTCTGTCCGAATACACCCTAGATCAGGAATGGCTCTTAAATACGGTCTTACGCTTGCAAATTGTGAAGGTGTAGTAGATGAAGATTACACATATGAGACCAAACTTATCATGATCAATACTAGCACAGATCCTGTTAGAATCTATAATAGAGATAGAATTGCACAGGGTGAACTAGTGAAGTATGAACAACCAACGCTTATGGAAATTTATACAGAACCGAGTCTCAAATCAGACCGTATCGGTGGGTTCGGTAGTACTGGAATCAGTTGATTTCTTTTTAGGAAATTTTACTGATTTAAATTCTTTCCAAACCATCCACAATGCAAAGGCAATAACAGGAAAATACCAGAATGCCCATTCTGATGCCTTGTCTGGAGTATTAAAAAAAGAATTTTCAGAGACTGTGTGAATATGTTCACCAGTCTTTGTCTTTAATGTTACAAATTCAGGACTAGTGCATGAGGCGAGAAAGAGAATAATTGGAAGTAAGTATTTCATTTGTTGCTCCCTGCTGCTGAACCGAAGTAGAATCCAACAACCGCAAGTAGAACTTGACGATTTTCTTCAGCCAAGAAATATCCTGGAATTTCAATAAAGTATTTACGGGTGGTCTCAGGAATCATTCCAAAGATAGCATCAGGTTGTTTCTGTGAAATTTCTACAAAGGTAGGAATGCCAAAGAACGGTAAGACAAACGGAGCAGCCACAACTGCAAAGAGGCATGAAAGAACAATAAGACGGCGAACATTCTTGCCAACATCAATTGGTACTCTTTGGACAGCCTTATCTTGATTTTCAGTAGTTTGAGTATTTGCTTGGAGCATTTGCTGAAATAGTTCTTTTTGGTCTTGAGCCCGTTGAGCCCAGTACTTAAAAAGAAATCCAGTAGCAGTTCCACCGATTAATGATATAAGTTGTTCAGTCATAATATACCTCAGTTCTTTTGATGTGAAAGTTGAATTTCAATCGATTCTTTAATGGCTTTAAAATGTTTCATTATAATATCTTGTTCTTCGATTGCCGGTGTATAACCTTCGTCCCACTGAAGCAAAACAAATCCAACATTGGTTCCTTTATTTTTGATTGGAAGACAGGCATAATTCACAATACTTTCATCTTCAAAGAAACCTTTAACATAACTTTCTTGTAAAGCCCTTGTTGGATAAATCAAACTTTTATTATCAATTACATGAACCAAGAGAGGAATAAACATGGAACACAAACTTGCTTTAAGTTTTATAACTTGAGAAGTAAATCCTTTATGTGTAGATTCATGTGTTACAGAAAATTTACGCATACTAATTCCATCCATAGTATAATCACCATTATGGAATTGTAAAATAGTTGCTCTAAGTGCCTTTGTTGTGATTCTTAATTCTGTTAACAATTCATGAATTTCTGTATGAATTGCAATAAAGTTATCAACTTTAGATCTATTTTGAATAAATTTTAAAACCCCTAAACCAATTCCCAGTCCACCTACAACCATGATTGAAATAGACTCTAAAAACTTTGTATAATCAATCAGGGCTATTAACATAGGGGAACTCCATTGGGGTGCATTAATATTTATATTCTTGACACGTGCATAATTGGTGCTATACTAGTTCCATGACAAAAGATGAATTATTTCAGCTACATGAAGACATTTGCCGCCGAGCATTAGTAATAATGCGTCACAAGTCCGCAGATTATGCATCCGGAACAGATCCGTTTGCCAATTTTAAGAGAGGAGAGATTCTTGGCTTTGCAAGTGCCGAAGAGGGATTAATGTTGCGAGTAGTAGATAAAATCTCACGTATTTCCACCTTTCTCAAGAAGGGTGAATTAAAAGTGGGAAATGAGACTGTTCAAGACAGTATTCTTGATGTAATTAATTATATGATTCTACTTCAGGGACTGTTGGAAGACAAAGAAACAAAATAATGAAATTTTATACAGCATGTGCACTTAAAGGGAACAAGGTTCTTGTTCGTGGCTATAACAATGGTGTTCGTTTTACGGATACTGTTACTTATAAGCCATCATTGTATATGCGTACTGATACTCCCAGCAAGTATAAGACTCTAACCGGGGTAAATGTTGGTCGTATTAAGTTTGAGAATTTGTATGAGGCTCGTGAATTTCTTGATCAATACAGAGAACTAGAAGATTGTCCAATTTATGGAAACACTGATTTCATCACTCAATATATCATGGAGACTTATCCGTCTGAGGTGGAATACGATCTTTCCAAGATCAAAGTAGCCTACTTGGACCTTGAATGTGAGACGGAAGGGGGGTTTCCCAATCTTGATGCGCCAAATGAACGCATTAACTTGGTGACGATTCGTATCTCTGGTGTCAATTATGTTATCACCATGAAACCCCTCAACCTTCCGGATTGTCGAGTTGTTCTTGTTGCATCTGAAAGGGAATTGATTAAGAAGATCTTTGACATTCTTCGTCAATGTGATGCAGATATTTTGACAGGATGGAACATCAAACTCTTTGATATGCCCTATATCATTGGTCGTGCCAAACTCTTCTTTGAAGAAAAGGAGATTCAGGCATGGATGCCCTTTGGCTTCATGAAGATGCGTATTACCAATATTGGTGGTAAAGACTATACTTTATATGAGTTTCCAGGATACACCATTCTGGATTACATGGATCTATATAAGAAGTTTTCTGGAACCAACCAAGAAAGTTATGCCCTAAATAATATAGCAAAGGTAGAACTAGATGAACAAAAACTGGACTATACCGAATATGGGTCGTTGCGTGAGTTTTATACGCAAAACTTTCAAAAGTTTGCTGAGTACAATGTCCAAGACGTGGTCTTGGTTGAGCGACTTGAGGATAAATTAAAGTTAATTGATCTTGCAGTTTCGATTGCATATGAAGCCAAGATCACCTTTGATACCGTCTTCTTCGCCACACGTATTTGGGAAACCATTTGTTGTGACTATCTTGCCAAGCAAAACATTGTTCCACCATTAAAGACAAAGTATGCCAAGGACGATCAGTTTATTGGTGCCTATGTTAAGGATGTGATTCCCGGTCTATATAAAAATGTTGTGAGTTTCGATGCAACATCTCTATATCCATCTATTATCATTGGTTGGAACATTTCACCCGAGACATGCATTGTCAAGAATTCATCATTGAATGCAGATGACTTTTTGCGTAGTAAACGCAAAGAGATTCCAGACATGATTCAAGATGCTATTGATCAGAATGCATGCTTGGCATGTAATGGATCAGTATTCTCAAACAGCGTCAAGGGATTCATTCCTACTCTAATTGAGATCACTTTCAATCAACGACAAGAAGCCAAGAAGAAGATGATCAAGTTGGAGAAGGAATACGAAGTCTCCAAGGACAAGAAACTTATTCCATTTATTGCGGCTCTTAAGATTCGTCAGTCAGTAAAGAAGATTCTAGCAAACAGTCTGTACGGCTGTCTTGGTAATCCTGCATTCACATACTCTTCTCCAGAACTTGCAACTGCAGTTACCGTTACTGGTCAGGTTATCATTCGATCTGCTGAAGATCAGATGAATGCCTATATCAATAAGGTCATGAAGAATGAAGACTCAAAGGATTATGTCATTGCTGTTGATACAGATTCCGTGTATTTGAATCTTGAAGATATTATTACTAAAGTTTCTAGCAAGAGTGATATCGGTGACATCACAACCTTTATCGATAATATCTGTGAAAAGAATATTCAAAAAGAATTGACTGCAACAATGAAAGAGTTGACCACCAAACTCAATTGTCTTACCAACAAGATTTCATTCAAGCGTGAAGCAATTGCATCAAGTGGAATGTTTATTGCCAAGAAGCGATATGCATTGTTGATGACAGATCTTGAAGGTGTTCGCTTTAGTGAACCAAAGTTAAAGATCATGGGTCTTGAGACAGCACGAAGCAGTACTCCAGGTATTGTTCGTAGTAAACTCAAAGACTGCATCATGATCATTATGACCAAGACCCCCGAGGAGTTGCGTAAGTATGTGAATGCATTTTATGATGAATTTATGGAACTACCTATAGATGTTATCGCATCTCCTCGGGGTGTTAAGGGTATCTCTAAGTACACAGATGTCTCTGATATATACAAGAGTGGAACACCTATTGCTACTAAGGCAGCATTGTTACACAATGCATATTTGAAGAAGTTGAAACTTGATAAAGAAGTTGCACCTATCAAAGAAAATGATAAGATTCGATTTGTGTTTGTAAAAGTTCCAAACCCATATGGTATGGGTGGTCGTGATGCAGTTCTTGGATTTATCAATAAAGCCCCAGCACAGTTTCAACTAGATAAATTCGTGGATCGTAAGAAACAATTTGAAAAAACTTTTAATGAACCTCTTGACAATATTTTGCAAGCAATTAAATGGTCGATAAGTGACAAGGTAACACTTGACTCGTTCTTCTCCTGATATATAATACTAATCTGAAAGAATATTAAGAAATGGTAAAGACCTTTAAATCTAGATATGGGGATGAACGAATCCTCACAAAACGTAAAGACGGAAACTATAGTCTCGAAGGTCACACCTTATTTTCTAGGGGCGGTGACGGTTTATTTGATTTTGAAGGTGGTCCATGTATTATGGTTGGTACTAGACTACTTGATATTGTCAATGACGTAGATGACGTAATTGTAGAATCAATTACTATTGATGACACCATAGTTGAAGAAAACTATGCGCGTATTATCATTACAACTAAAAATTATAAGAAAGGTAAGAAACAAAGTGACAAAAAAATCTAAAGTTACTATTACTAAACTTGTTCCGTGGCAATATGACTATAATATTTTAAAAGTTCCATATCAGGAATTTTATGAATCTATTGAAGAGATGCCATTTACTATGTTACTATATGAGTATCGTTCTCACTGTGAATACAGAGGTCACATATTAAAGAATAGACCTGATTTCAGTATAGAGAGTAATACTGATCTATATAATAGAATTCATGCAATTGAAACTTTACTCAAAGAACATTATCATAGACTCAACGATTCTATTGAAGCGTGTCAGTATTGGGAAAACGAAAATCATAAGCTAGCACAAAAGAAGAAAGAAGAAAATGTCAAAGTACCTAACAAATCTACTAAGTAAATTAAACAATCCCGATGCAGCTATTGTAGCCGATGGTATTGATGGGGCAGATGTTACAGGCTTCATTGATACTGGTTCTTATGTTCTGAATGCTTTGCTTTCAGGATCTATATATGGTGGACTACCTGCGAACAAGATCTCTTGTCTTGCAGGAGACCCTGCTACTGGAAAGACTTTCTATGCAATTGGAATCGCTACGCAATTTCTCAAAGACCACAAAGACGGTGTTGTCATCTACTTTGACACGGAGCAAGCAATCACTTCAGACATGTTTGCACAACGGGGAATCGATTCCAAAAGAATTGCAGTTGTTCCTGTTGCAACAATCGAAGAGTTCAAGAACCAGGCTCTCAAGATCGTCAATGATGTACTTGAAACACCTGAAGAAGACCGCAAGCCAATCTTTATGGTTCTTGATTCTTTGGGAATGTTATCGACAAACAAAGAAATGAATGATTCGGCAGAAGGTAAGGATGTGCGTGATATGACCAAGGCACAACTTACTAAGGCTACATTCCGTGTTCTTACATTGAAACTTGGTAAGGCAAAGATACCACTTCTTCTTACAAACCATACCTATCAAGTTATTGGTTCATATGTTCCTACTAAGGATCTTGGTGGTGGTACAGGTATCAAGTATGCTGCTAGTAACATCATCATGTTATCTAAGAGTAAGGATAAGACCGATGAAGGTATTGTTGGTAACTTTATTAAGTGCACCAATTACAAGAATCGTTTTGTTAAGGAAAACATGCATGTTCAGACACGGCTTAATTATACTTCTGGATTAAGTAGATATTATGGGTTGACAGACCTTGCAATTGAGTATAATATATTCAAGAAGGTTTCAACACGAGTAGAACTCCCAGATGGTACAAAAGCATTTGAGAAAAATATAGATGAAGATCCTGAAAAGTATTTTACAAAAGATATTCTTGACAAGTTGGATGTGGAAATTCAAAAAGGATTCAAGTATGGGCAAGGCAGTTGAATATAAATTTATTCCCGAAGCATCAGTAGACAGTACACAAACTTGTCCTATTGAAATTACATCAGGTAAATTTTCTGGTATTATTTACCGCTATGGTAAAATTGATTTTAAAGAAGATGGTAATGATGGATTAAACGTTACCATGGAAATTGAAATGATTAAATTCCCTGAAGGGTTTGATCAAGCCGATAAAGATTTCACACAAACTGCTGGTGAAATATTTGTAAAGATCATAGAGTCACAAGTTGAAAGTGATGAAGATAAAGATCTTGAAGCAGATGTTCATGAAGATCATCTTGACAACGCCTAACCCAGTGATATAATAAAACCATGGAAACAGTTATTCTAAAGAACTTAGTTCTCAATGAGGACTTTGCTCGCAAGGTTGTCCCGTTCCTTCAAGAAGAATACTTTCAAGATAAGGCTGAACGAACAGTCTTTAATATTGTAAGTAAGTTTCTTCTTAAGTACAATAACATTCCTACTAAGGATGCTGTACTCATTTCACTCGGAGATGACAAGACTCTTGGAGACAGTGAATTCAAGAAGTGTGTTGCCATCTCTGATGAGATGTACAAGGAAGGTGAGAAGTCTGATACCGAGTGGCTTGTAGAACATACTGAAAAGTTCTGCAAAGAGAAAGCCATTTACAATGGTATCATGGCATCCATCGGTATCATTGAAGGTAAGGATAAGGAGCAGACTCAGAATGCAATTCCTGAGATCATGTCTAAGGCTCTATCTGTATCCTTTGATACTCGTGTAGGACACGACTTCTTTGAGGATGTCGATGAACGCTATGAGTACTATCATCGTGTAGAAGAGCGGGTACCATTTGATCTTGAGATGTTTAATCTAATCACAGGTGGTGGAGTTCGTAAAAAGACTCTCAACGTAGTGATGGCAGCATCCGGTGTTGGTAAGAGTGCATTCCTATGCCATCATGCTGCTGCGTGTCTTACACAAAATTTGAATGTGTTGTATATCACACTTGAAATGTCTGAAGAAGAAATTGCTAAACGTATTGATGCCAATCTTTTAGATACAGACATTCATGTTCTAGAGAAGATGCCTCTTGCTATGTATGAGAACAAGGTAAACAATCTTAAGAAGACTTGCCGTGGTAAACTTATTATTAAAGAATATCCTACTGCTGCAGCAAATGTAACTCACTTCCGTAATCTAATGGAAGAACTGAAGATCAAGAAGAAGTTCAAGCCTGACATTATTATTGTTGACTATCTAAACATCTGCTCATGTGCAAGATTCAAGATGGGCAATGGTATGAATAGTTACACCTATGTCAAGGGTATTGCAGAAGAACTTCGTGGTCTTGCCAAGCAGTTCAATGTACCACTATGGTCTGCTACTCAGGTAAATCGTGAAGGTGCAAAGAGCAGTGATATGGAGATGACGGATACATCTGAAAGTTTTGGTCTACCACAAACTACAGACTTCTTCATTGCACTCATTGAGACAGAAGAGTTAGCACAGAATGGTCAACTCATGGTCAAGCAGTTAAAGAACCGTGGTAATGATACAACTAAGAACCGTAAATTTCTTATTGGTGTAAACAAATCCAAGATGAAGTTCTACGATGTAGAAAATTCAAATAACAGTCTCGTCAATGCCAACAATACAAATGAAGAAAGTTATGGATCGGGTTCTGGTCCATTAGTATTTTCAGATGATTTTGGAATAAAAAAGAACAAAGCCGTAAACTGGGTTTTTGAAGACGCACCAAAATGAGTATATATATTGATAAGAAATATGTGAATATGTTGTCTGGCTCACTTGAGAAGTTCAAGTGGAAGAAAGAGAACCTTGCTACGTGTCGTTGTTTTAAGTGTGGAGACTCACTAAAGAAC